TGTCTGCGTCCGCCCTGCTTATTCCATTCTTACGGATATGAAACGTCCGGTCCGCATCACTGTATCCCTGATCGGAAATGCTGCATCCGCCATCCAGAGTGGGAGTCCTGTTCACACGTCGCCGGTTGCGCTTGAGTTCCGATGAGGCGTCTAAATTCAGGCGGAGATGGCCGAGAAGATCGTATGAGGAAGTTGTAATTGATATCATAATCATACCTCATCGGCACAGGATAAATATGCATCTGAAGGATCAGATTTTAATCTAAATATAGTCCAAAAGTTATATTCTGGGTACACATCACATGCTGCCTCCCATCCACAGATTGGATTAGATGCACACCGAGATTCTGTACCAACATCATCAGCAACATCATTGACAGACTGAATCAAAGCACAAAAAACATGGTTTTGGTCAAGTCCTTCAAAATCAGTACCCATCCATTTACCATAATAATCATACTGATCACAGGTAGGGCCTGTTCCATAATCTGTGTAACTCACGTCGATATATGGATTACTCCCAAATGTACCCACATAGCATTCCTTTAGTTTGGTCCATCTATACTTATATTCGCCATCTTCATCTTTTTCTCTTTTATAAATATAAATATCTATAGGGTTACTACTAGATTGATTGTCGCTATGGTGTGGTCTTAGGCAAGCAACTAATACTTCACACGCCTTCGGCTCGCTCTCAAACCCTACCACCTTAGCCCCAGACCATCTCTGTCCATCAAACTCCACCAACACCCGGTCTCCGACCTCAAAAGCCGCGCTGTTGCAGGTCATGTACTCAATAGGTATGCCGGACAGCGTGGAAGCTTGGTTGACGCCCAGATTCTGGGCGCTGCTGGACTCGGTATCCAGGGTCACATCACAGGTATCGGTATCCACATCAATAGACGTGATCTCCCCCAGGCGGTATTGTGGCCGCCATTTCTGCCAGCCGGGGAGCATGGCCAGATTATAGAACGTAGCCGCCGGGGTCGTGGACTTTATCGGGAATATCTGTCCATCCCGGACTGCATCATAGACCGCCGCACCGTTATGCCCAGGCCGGATGAGCACATGATCACGCTCACCCGGAACCTCGACTGTGCCCACCTCGCCGGACAGGTCCGTGGTCAGGTCCGCACACCAGGCCGTCAACGAATCAGTGGCCGCTATATTGGACAGTGACTGAATCTTGGCAGAGACTGATTCCAGTTCCAGCTTGGCACTGGACAGGGCCTGAGTGGCCAGGCTGTATGCTTGCAAGGCTTCCAGGTACGGTTCTTGAACATCAGAAATAGCCTCAGTATCACCGTTTTCTATGGTTTCGTTCAAATCCTGTTCAGCCGCATTCAAATTTTGCTCAGCCGTGTCTTTGTCGGCCTCTAGCTCTGGAACCTCATCATAATAAAGCTCATCATAGCGTTCTTCCAGTTCGGCCTTTTGAGCCAGAGCACGATCCTTGTTGAACTCCAACTGGAGATCGTAAAGGCCGTCGCCAAGGTGTGACTGAATTGTGCCCTTGCCCATTAGCTATTTATCCCCAACAAAAATTCGCTTGCTTCCTCGTTGGCCCGAACCTGTACTTTTTCCAGTATCTTCCAGAGAAAAGCCTCCAATTCCGGCTCCAACCCTTGGGCCTCGATTTGAATCAGGCCCTCCCCCTGCTCCATGGCCTCACGCCTGGCCTGCATGGCCTTGATCTGCTCTTCAATCAACCTGTGCTGGTCCTCGGCTGCTTGTTCCTGCACTGCAAGCTGCTGATCAATCGCGTCCTCTATGGCCCATGACTGCGTAAACGATTGGTCGCCACCTCCGAACCAGGTTTCAAACAAGCTGGATGTAGATTCTGCCGTGCTTTCAACAGAACGAGTGGCTCCCTCCATGGCGCTCTTGAATTTCTCCATGGAAGCCTCAGCTTGAGCTATGTCCACTTTGGCGGTCCACTCCATAGCTGTCTGCATGGTTTCGGCCTGAGCTTCTATCTCAGATATTTCCTTTTCAATCTCGGCCATTTTAATGTCGGCCTCGATCTCCAGCTTTTTCTCAGCCGGAATTTTGTCGTCAATCTTGTCCTTGGTCTCCTCAGCCGTGCCTTTGTCATCCACATTGACATCAGCATCCTGGTCCTGCATGTCATCCAGTTTGCGCTGAATATCCTCGGCTGTGTCGTTGTCGTCTATGGTAACGCCAACAGCTTTCTTCTCCGGCAACTCATCAACATTCTTTTTGACTTCCTCAGATGTCCCCTTGTCGTCTACCTCGGCATCAACCTTTTTCTCATCCGGGATATCGTTTACGTTACCACTGAAGCGTTCAGCAGCAGATGAAGCATCATCCAGTGCGCTCTCAACCCGCTGGTTGATCTGGGTTTGGAAATTCTCCAGGGAGCTTATCTGGTCAGAGAAGTCCAGCCCGGGAATGTAGCTCATGGCTTCCAGTATGCCCTGGAGTGCTTCCACAATTCCGGCACTGGCCAGCCCGATGGTAGATTCAATGGTGTTCCAGACCACGGAAACTGAATCAACCAGGTCATTGAAGGCGTCAATAAGAACCATGACCACCTCAACGACCGGCTCCATGACCTTTACTGCATTGGCAAAGAAATCAATGAATGCACTGCTACTATTCACGATCCGCTGAATAGCCTCGGCCAGCCCTTCGGGAGTAGCCAGATCCAGGCCATCAAACAGCCCGCCGAATGCCTCCCCGACATTGCGGATAGAATCAGCCAGGGGTTCCCAATCCACTCCCTCCATGGCCTCAGGCATGGCTTCGGCAATAGCCTCAAGCTCTTCTGACAAGCCCTCGGCCAGCTCATTGAGCATGGAAAAGAACGGATCAAGCGCCCCCTCATCCACAGATGTTTGTAGGGCATTGACAATATCTGTCCCGCCCTCCACGGCCTCTGTGGCAGCTATCTTGAACTGATCGCCGATCACAACAGAAAGGTTCGTCCAGGCCTCATTCCATCGATCTAACTGCTTTTCAGCGCTATCAAGCTTAGCCTGCAACTCCTCTGTGACCGACCCGGCGCTATTGATGGCTGTCTCGTAAACAGCTCCGACCTTATCCCATGAGTTCATGGTGGCCAGGAACTTGGCTGACTGTTCCTGACCAGCTATCTGCTGAGCTACAAAAGTTTTTTGTGAAGGGTTTAGATCTTGAAATGCTTCACCGACCTCAAACAATATATCTCTGCCAGATTTTAATTCTCCATTGGAATCTCTTTGGCTGACACCAAGAGCATCTAGTGCTTCTTGTGTAGGCTTCGCATCATCAGTAAGTTTATTGAGAACTGTGCGAAAACCATTTCCAACTTCTCTTCCATTTTGAAAACTTTCTATGGCAGGAGTTAGGACAGCTACTATTTCTTCCATAGAAAATCCCATAGCTTCAGCTACGGGACCTACTTTAGATAGAGCCTCAGAAAGATCTCCTACACTGGTAGCATAGTTTTCGCTGACCTCATTTATGGTATCCAGCTTAGACCGGGTGTCTTCTACTTCTATCTTGAAGCCCTTGAGCATCTTGACCAGAGTGTCTGTGGCCTCGGCAGCATTCAGCTCGGATGCATACATCAAGGCAATGGATTCTTCGGCCAGAAGAGTCGCCTCTTCAACATCGTATCCGGCCTGAACCCAGTTGGCGATGGACTCCACGATCTGCTTGGAGCTCACCCCGTACTGGTTGGACAGATCCATGGCTGAGGTTTTAGCTGCGTCCAGCTTGTCAGGATGGTCCCCCAGGACCTTCTCCAGGTCTACCATGGCCGTCTCAAAATCCACGGCCTGGTCGTATGCCTGCTTGAGACCAGCGCCAACGAGTGCAGTGATGCCAGCCCCCACGGCTGCAATGGCCGCCGCTGCCGCTGCCCCGTGCTTGGCAACACCACCAAAACGGGTATTCAGGCCATCAATGGAATCGCCCACTTGCCGAATCTGCTTTGACGCTTTATCCTGCCCATTGAGGATGATATCTATCGTTTTTTTCAAGTCAGCCAAGGAGGCCTCCCATGATTACATGCTCCAAATGCGGGACCACCGAGATCGAGGACCGGTTCCCAATCTGCCCCCATTGCGGTAACAGATTAGCGTATGACCGGATGATGGCCAGGCGGGACGAGCAGCTCGGCAAGCGCGAGATGGTCTGCACCAGATGTGGGGCCCGCATGATGCCCCGGCGCTCATCGCATTGCAGTGCTGTCATTACCGTATTGCTCCTGCTTTTATGGATCATTCCCGGCCTGCTCTATATTGGTTACTGCATGGCCAAGTCACAACAAATATGCTCAGTTTGTGGATCTTCGGAGATTGTGCCCGTCAATTCTCCGGTGGCTCAGCGCATTATTTCTGAGCGCGATTCCGGCTGATATACCAGTCTTCCCACAATTCCAGCTCCAGGGTCGTCAGATACCCTTGCGGGAATAAGTCCGGCCTCACTTCGTACAAGAATCGTCCTCGCTGGCGGCAGAGGGCGAGGGCTGCTCTGACTTCGGGGTTTGCTTGGAGTTCTGCTTTTTTTTTACCTGCCTGCCCTGACCGGTGAGCTCCATAATCTTGTTGGTCAGTTGGTAAAACTCCACCGGGAAGCTCTCGGCAAACTTGACCGCCAGCTCGTGATCCATGTCTGGATCGACAGTGCCCAGGGCAAATTGCTCCAAGCGCTTGGCCAGGTCATTTGGTACTGACTCGCTGACCCCAAGCATCTCCCGCATGGCCTGCACTTTTTCCTGCTGATTACTGCTGTGCAGGGCCTCGATCACAGAGCTGATGTTTTTGTTTTTCTGCACGGCCTCGTTGCACCGGGCCAGCTCTTCGGCAGTGAGCCCGCGCACGATAAACACGGGCTCTTCGCCTTCGGCAAACCAGTCCTTGAGATCGGGGACCGGAACCTCAGCGGTCCGGTCCTCGAATTTCGCTTTGCGGAATGACTTTACATCAAATCCCATTAGCTAGACTTCCTTTCACTGGCCTCGGTTGAGCTGATAGTGAATGAAGCAGTCTGGTTGCCAGAGGCCGGGTTGGCTGGGGTAAATCCCAGCTTGCCTTGGCAGAGAACGTATGGTGACTTGTTGCGATCAGGGAAGAACTTAAACCACAGTACCTTATCCACATATCCTAGGATCATGTCCGTGGCATTGTCCTTCATCATGGACTCAAAACTTCCCTGCCCCAGAGATGTTGACCGGCTGCCAACGGTTGCCCCATAGACCTGAGTCGAGGATACGCTGTGACTGTTGACCGGGGGCACAAAGTCATATGCGTATGGCTGCTCCACCATGGCATCCTCTGCGCTGTAATAGGTGGCATACACCTCCTTGGTCTCTTCGGTCGATCCGTCATCGTCGCTGTGGATTGTAGGTAGGGCAGAGTTAAATTCCGCTTGCCCGTCCAGCATATTGACATCCCAGGTCGGAAAGTCGGCCATCTCCTTGTGGGTATTTGGGACCTGCTTGATCTGGTCCGAAGTAAAAACGGCAGCCGTGCTGGAGGTCATGCGGACCTGTCCGATCTCGATAGACCCGGTGGGAATCCAGGGAGGGCCGCCGCCTGCACCGCGCTCAGATGAGAACGTAGTGCCTGTGGCCTCTGCCCCTTCCACCTCGGCTACCGCCCCAGAGCTGTTGATGGTTATGGAGCTGATTTTGGCATTATCACCGGTGGGCCGGGTCACAGCAAAGCCGGACTCGGCGGACACAGATGTCAGCTCTCCTGCCAGCCAGCAGGTCAGGGCAGCCACGTCCACGGTACTATCAGAGCTCCCCGGGGTAATGTCGCCGCCGGTAAGCAGGCCATTGGGCCGGACCTCAGCCTCATATTCGCTTTGCCCGGACCACAGGCCATCACCACTGGTAAAGGTTTGGTTGTCCCCGTCGTCACTGAGCTGTGTCCAGTCTACAAACTCCGGGATGGTTTCAAACATCAATTTTGCATTTTCAGCAGATCCTACTTGTGCCATGGTTTATCTCCTATAAGTTCGTTTGTGTGTACGGATCACCGATGTTGGTACTATATTGAATCTCGATGTCTATTTGCACCGAGAGGGCCTGCTCCATTTTGTCCGGCCATGTTTCTACCCCGCCGTTGGTATACCGCAGATCGTCAATCCTGCTGATATTGTCCCGGCCCCCAATGACCGTGTTGATAAGATCACCCAGCACGATTTCTGCCAGCTCGCCGGAAGTATAGCTGCCCATGACCTGGAGCGAATAGATCGAGACCAGCATAGTCATTTGCTGCTCCCCGTACCGACGCTCTGCTGACTCCATGCCTGGGAGGACCAAAATGCAGGGCACAATGTTGTCTCGAATGATCGTCTCCGGGTCTCTGCGGACATCTCCATATCCAGATAGAGTCTCCAACTGGGTCACGAGATCCTGGATAATAAGCTCACGTATTGTATCAGCCACTTAGTTTCGCCTTGTGTTTGTCAAGTATGTGCTGAACTTGGTGCGCCAACTCTTTTTCCATCCGCTCGCCCGCCCCGACCTCGATCTTCTTTATGACTTCGGGCCGGGCCATTATCTCCTGGATGTGCGGGCCGTACAAAGCTTCGACCGGAAATCTGTACTGCCGGGGTAGCGCCCCGTAGGCCAGATTGGGATCTTTTTTCTTGGTGCCTATGTGTTGAGCACCGGGCCCTGTCTTTTTGCGCCAGCCGACCAAACGATTTTGATTCTTGCCCACAAATATGAAAGCTCCAGGGATCGTCTTACGGCCCCCAGACTTAAGCACCTTGACCGATACACCCTTTTCCCCCTGCTTTGCCCCGTACTGCATCAAATTGATTGAATCGCCGGAAGATGAAACCTGCCCGCTCAGGTCCGTCTTGCTGGCCTTATATACCTTAATGTCCTTCTTGACTCGCTTTTGCTTGAGATTGAGCACCTTGGTCGTTTCCCGGGCCATGTCTGTTTTAATACCGGTCAGGCTCCGGTTTATAGCCCGCATGATGGCGGTCCTGGCTCCGTTTTTAACATCCCGCAATGCCCAGGCCACAGCGTCAACGTCTGATTTGTCCAGCCGGATATTGAGCGATTCGTTGCCATACTTTGGCATTACACCCTCACCATCTGCTTTGTCAGGGCCAGGGTTGCCCCCAGGCTATCCCTGCTCACGATATCGCCTACCTGATACGTCACCCCATCCAGGACCACCGTATCCCCCTGCTTGGGTTCGGCAACCTCGGATGACCGCACATCGATTGTCACCGCTGCTACCCATACCTCGGGGTATTGCTCAATGGTGGTGTCGTAGCCCTGAATGCACACCGTAACCTCTGCCCCGTTGTAAGTGGCTTGAGCCCCAAAGACATCATAAAGGCGGTCCTGGGCTGGGGAGAAGAGTTCGTCGAAGGTGGAGGTCATATCTCCTCACTCACATCCGGCTCGCCGGGTAGATCAATTCTTCGCACGGCCTCGATAGCCTCGGCCTCGCTGTCATAATCCAGCACATCCACAGCCAAAATATCCTGTTTGGCCAGGTAGTATCCCATCATCACGTTTTGCTCCAGGGTGGTCTT